ACCGGGGCGACGGCTTGGGCGATGACGTCGCGGTAGGTGTCCTGCTGCCAGCGCAGGATCCGCAGGTGCACGCCTTGCAGGGTCGACACGTGCGCGAACACGATGCGTTGCAGGGCGTCGATGCCGGGGAAGGCGGCGCGGACCTCGGCGAGCTGCGCCGCGGCCGCGGCGATCCTTGCCCGGTCCCGGTTGGCGAACAGCCGGGCGAGGCCGACGAGCCGGGCCAGGCGCTCGAGGAGGGTCGGCTGGTCGAGGCGGCCGAGCCGGAACAGGTCATCCAGGGCGGACCGGCCACCGCGCACGTAGGCGAGGATCAGGAGCTGCTCGACGCGGCCGGCGAGGCGACCTTCCAGGCGGGCGATGAGGCGTTGCCCGTACGCGCGCAGCGTGCCGAGGGCGGCGAGTTTCGCGGTGGCCCAGTCGGGCTGCTCGGCGCCGGCGCGGAGCCGGCGGGCGATGTCGCCGGCCAGGGCGGTCTCCAGGCGCCGGTACTCGTCGGTCAGCTGCGCGGCGAGGGTCTCGGCGAGGCGCCGGTCGACGGGCATCAGCCGGATCCGGTGTCGCCGACGTCTCCGCGGAAAGTGCCCGGGTCTTCGATGGCCGGTGGTAGTGCCGCGGCGACCTCGTCTTCGATGCGTTGGACTTCCTCGTCGATCTGCTCGGTGTCCCAGTTGGGGTGCACCATCTCGACGAGCACCCGCGTGCTGGCGGCGCCGGCGGCTTTCAGGGCTTGGGCGGTCTGGGCGGTGGTGAGTGGGTCGGGGCTGACGGAGTCGCCGAAGGTGACGTCGGGGCGGATCGCCTCTACGCCGCGGCCAGCGGGGAGGTTTTGTGCTTGCTCGACGGCCATGAGCAGTTCGACGGCGTCCATGATCACACCCTTGGCGATCATCGCCTTCCTGTCCCTCGTCGTGAAGCTGACGCGTTCGTTGGCGCCGATTTCCGTCGCCGTGACCGCGGCACCGCCGTCGCCCTGCTCTCCGAACGTCTGCTCCGAGTAGCGGGGCGCGCGGAGGATCTCCCGCCAGATCGCGTCGCAGGTTTCCCGGTGCTCCTGCACACGGATCGCGAACTGCGCGATCTCGATCATGTTGTTCTCGCCGCCGGGCTTCGGGAGCATGTTCAGCCCTGCGTAGATCTCCCGCTCCGCGTCCCATGAGGCGCCGCCACCCGGGCCGTTCGACTCCAGGTACACGTCGGGAACGATGATGCGGCCCTTACCGGCCTGGATATCCCACATCCAGCTCGACCACACCCGGTCCAGAGCGTCGAACAGCGGCTCGATTCCGTCGAAGTCGGACCGGCCGAGGTGCCGCTGGTGCGGCACTGTGCGCCACCGACGCTGCGGGCCAATGTTCGGCCAGGCCACGACGGCGAGCTGCTTGATGCCGGTGTCCTGGCCGGCGCCGGCGTCGACGAGGGGGGCGAGGTATTCGGCGTCGCGGTGCTCGCCCAGGGGGATGCGCCGGCCGAGCTCGAGCTCGGTGCCGTCGAACAGCCCGTACTCGACCCTGCCGGGCATGTGGTGCTCCAGGAGGCGCAGGAAGCGTTGCCCGTCGACTTGCAGCAGCGTCCAGAACGTGACCTCGATGAGCCGGCCGTGCCGGTAGCGGGGTAGCGCCCCGTCGGCGTCGACTCTCGTGAGGAACGCCCGGTCGGGGCTGATCTCCAGGTCGACGGTGACGCGTAGGTACACGTCGCCGAGCGCGGCGGCGACCTCAGCGCCTTCCAGGAGCAGCCGGGGGATCTCGTCGGCGACCTCGGCGAGGCGCCGCTCGACCGGCGACGCCGCGGCCGCCTTGGGCGCGACCGGATCACTCACCGCCTGCCTGTCCTTGGGTAGGGCGAGGGTGGGTGGTTCGGCGAAGAGCAGGTCGGCGGATACCCGGGCGAGGTCGGCCGGGGCGGGGATGTGCAACCTCGGGTCGCGGCTGGTCGAGCTGGGCGGGGTGCCCCACAGCCACCGCGCCGCCCGGCCGAAGATCCCGCCCGCGTACTGCGACGGACGCGTCTTCGGGACGAAGGGCATGTCACGGCGGTTGGTGTACACCTCGGTGAGCAGGTCCGGCTCGCCGACGAGCCAGGCGTGCCACTCGCGGTACGCCTGGTATGCGGGGGCGTACTCGAGGGGTGGCCAGTGCCCGCCGTCGGGCATCGGCATCAGGGCTGCCCTGGCGTCGACTCGTCGATCTCGATCTTCACCAGCGCGTCGACTGGCACGCCGAGGCGGGCGAGGGCGTCGAGAACCGCGCGGGCCTCAGCCTCGGTCGGTGTGTGCGCGGCGACCAGGGCGGCCAGCTCGTCGCGGGTGGCGTAGCGGCGTCGCTTGGGCATCAGGTGCCTCCGGTGGGCTTGTGCCAGCAGCTCCGGCAAGCCTGCGGGTCATCGGGTAGCCAGTCGATGCCGGTGGTGACGACGTCGGGGTTGATCCCGGCGTAGCGGGGGTCGTCGACGACGGCGCGGATCCGCTCGACCATCTCCTCGTACAGGAGATTGTCGATCTCGTCGCGGCGGGAGTTGTGCCGCGACAGGCTGGCGTGCAGCTCCAGGCGTGGCCCATAGAACCCCATCAGGCGGCCACCTTCAGCTGTACTTGGTTGCGCCAGGTCATTTCGGTCGTTCGCACGACATAACGCGCGGCGTCGCAGGAATCGTCGCCGGCCTTGATCGGCTCGTCCTTGCCCTTCTCCGCGGCCTCGTCGTCCCACTCGTAGGAGGGGATCTCGTCGATGAGGCCCTTGCAGGAGCGGTGCACCTGCAGCTGCGGTGGGCGGGTGATGAGCCCGGTGCGCTCGTCCCGGTCGAACGACAGCGTGCTGCCGAAGGTGCGGATCCCGTCGAGGACAGCGTTGTCGGCCAGGACCGGCGAATACCCGCGTTGGTGCATCTCGGTGACGAAGCTCGCCGCGGACGGGTCGACGACCGTCCACTGCGGGCGTACCCCGTCGAGCCAGTCGACGACCTTGTCGGCGTGCTCCCGCTGCGACAGGCTACGGCGCTTGAGTTTGCGGTCCCACCGGAACTCCCGCGCCAGATAGAGGCGACGGTTGACGCCCAGGCCCAGGAGCAGCGCCGCGAACGGGTGGGTGTGCCCGTAGTCGATGCCCAACCCGATCCACCGGGCGATCTCCGGGAGGATGTCGACGACGTGGACGGCCGGGTCCCACATGTCGTAGATGGCGCCCTCGGCCAGGCACCAGATGCCCTGGATGTAGCGCTTGTACCAGAGGCCGGTGTACTCCGATTTCAGCGACCGCACGTATTCGGGGTCGAGGTGCGGGTTGTCGTCCAGGGTCGAGTGCCACGAGCGAAGGTTCAACTCACCGGCACGGAGGATGAACCGCTGCCGTAGCCAGTGCATGTGACCGGCCGGGTTCGTGGTCGCGAAGAGCTTGGCGCCAGGTACGGACAGCCGGGCCAGCAGCTGGATCCAGAACTCTTCGGGTACCTCGCTGGCCTCGTCGACGTAGAAGCCGGCGGCGGTCATACCGCGGACTTTCGGTTCGGCTTTGGCGTCGTTGGCGCCGAGCACGTCGACCTCACGGCCGAGGATCGTGGCGGTGGGGGCGCCGTTGTTGTACTTCGTCAGCCGGGCGACCGGGCCGAACAGGTCGGCGTCGGTGAGGACGGCGATGACGTTGCGGTACACGGTCTCACGGGTCTTGCCGATGATCGCGAGCCGGCCGCGGGGTGCCTGCGCGACGAAGATCAGCCAGCGGAGTAGGGAACTGACGGTCTTACCCGATCGGACCGACCCGTGCCAGATGTTGATCCGCGCCTGGGACTCGACAACCGACCGGAGGTGGATCGGGGCCAGGGTCCGGGTGACCTGGTCAAGGTTGATCGTCATCGGTGGTGAGCTGCTTGTACGCCTCGCCAAGGCCGGCGGCGAGAGCGCCGAGCATCGTCTTGGCGCCGTCCACGCCGGGGTCCGCGTCGTGCCGGTCGAGGGCCAGATGCTTGTCGATGGCCACACCGACACTGATCATCAGGTTCCGGAGGTCGGCGACGGGTGGTTTCGGCAACTGGTGCTCGTTGTACGTGTTGTCCTTGCCGCCGAAGTTGAACGCGAGGTGCGGGTCGTCCATCTGGTCGAGGAACGCGTTGGCCTTGTCGAGGAGCCGACGTGATGTCGCCACCCGGAGCGCCTTGTTGTCCTGGATCTTGGCCAGTGTCGCGTTTTTGGTCGCTGTCCGGTCGAAGGTGAGGCCGAGCTGGTTGGCGATCGTCGAGATTGTGGCTGGGGAGCGGCCGAGTTGCCGGGCGATGTGGTTGCGTGAGTGACCTTCGGCGTGGAGGCGGGCGACGGCCTGCTGATCGACGTCGGTGACTGGGCGGACGGGCATGGGTCACCTACCCGTGTGGGGGGTGCGGTCCGTCACTTTCCGCGCGCACACTGTGCGGCTATGACGTACCCGCCGCCGCCGCCACCGGGACCGTACGGTCAGCGGCCGTACCCGCCTCAACCCGGGTACCCGCCCGCCCAGCCGGCCATCTACCAGCAGCACACAGTGGCGTCGACCGGGCTGCCGGGGTGGATGCACGCGATCTACGCGGTCGCGACGGTGTTCACCTGCGGGTTCGCGGGGATCGCGTGGGCGGTGCACTGGTGGGTGGTCCAGGCGAAGAGCAAGTCGACCACGACGTACCAGCCGCCGAGGATCTGATCTCGGGCACGCCGGAACCCGGTGTGGCCATCATGCACCCTGACCTGGTCCAGCGTCCACAGGGTGATCGTCTCAGCGGGTCCGTGAGGCGTGGACCACGACGCCGACGACGTCGACGAGCCGGTGGTGCCAGCCGCAGGCCAGGCAGCACAAGGTCGGCTCGTCGTGGCCGTCGACGTCGGCCTGGGCGGCGACGAGGACGATGGCCGGCACCCGGACGTGGAGGGTGTGGCCGCCGCCGTCGTCGCGGTCCTCCAGGATGGTCGTCGCGCCGCAGCTGGTGCACGCGGCGCCGCGGATGGCGCGCTGCTCTGTCGTGCCGGTGAGCATGTCCTCGATCTGCGCGGCCCAGCGGCGGGCGCAGCGGGTGATGGCGTCGGCGACCTGGTCACGGGCGGTCGTGGAGGCGGTGACGGCGACGGCGCGGAGGAGCCGTCCGATCGGCGGTGTGGCGGGTTTACCGGGTCGTGGGGTGTCTGGGTGGGCG